AGAGGGAAGTAGGTTCCGAAGCTGGAGTCGAGCGCGAGCGGTGCCTCTGCCGCGAGGATCTGCGCCTTGGGCATCGTCCCGCGCATCGGGGCGTCCTGCGCGTGGACCGGGACTCGCACCGCGTCGCCCTCGTACTCGGGTTTGGCGATGACACCGTCGAGAGCGATGTGCCAATCCGCGTAGGCCACCCCGGGGGCGCCCCAGCCCATCGCGCACCGTGAGCCCGCGACGTCCTCGCCGCCTTCCACGATGTCCCTGATCTCGCCGCCCACGTCCTCCAGGAGAATCGAGGTTTCCGGGAACGCAACCGATCCCGGCCGCAGCCCGGTGGCGAAGGTGAACGCCGGCATCTCGAGCACGCGCGGGGCGAAGGCGCCCACCCCGGACAGCCCGAAGGGCCGGTCGGAGTAGAGCGCTGCGCCCGAGGGCCACGTGATCGACGCGAACGGAATTGGCCGTACGCTGCGATGGAGAAGCGCCGCTCGAAGCGCTTCGGAGTAGAGAGGCATCAGGGCCTCGAATACTTGCGGTCGAGCTCTCGGGTGAGGTCCACCTGACCCAGCCTGACCATGGCGGCGACCTCGCGGGCGATCTCCTGCGGCGACTTGTTGGCGCCGATCACCGTGATGCTCACCGGCATCGAGAGCGACGTCCCGCCGAACCCGGGCCCGGTGTGGGCAGAGACCTCCATGTTCCGGCCCTGGGCGAAGCCGAGCGAGAGCATCGCGTCAGAGAGCCGGGGAATGTCCTGCGGACGGAAGACGCCCTCCACCCCGTGCAGGTCGGCACGGGTGCCCGCACCAAAGTCCCGGAAGCCACCGCTCCCGCCCGCGAACTGCGGTATGCCCTTGGCCTGTCCAGCTCGGTCCTCGAAGTCGCCGCCAATCCCCGACCCCTCACCGGCGATCTTCCGCAGGAGCGCGGTCTGCTCCTTGTTCTCGTCGAGGAGCGCGATCATCGGGTCGGCTACGATCGTGATCCCGTTCGCCTTCGCCTCGTCGATGAGCTGCTGGGTCTGAGCGGAGAGCTTCTGCCCGCTCTGGATCGACGCCTCGAGCTGGTCACGGAGCAGCGGTGCTACCGCGGCGAGCCCCGCCTTCTGAGCCTCAGCGTCGGAGAGCCCGGCTTCCTTGGCCGCTGCGACCGCTTCCGCCCGCAGGGCCTCCGCGAAGTCCCCGCCGTTGGCCAGGAGGTCGGTGGAGATGCCGCCGGCCTGGCGTAGGCCTTGGAAGATCTGGCCGGAGGCACCGACCGCCTGCTGGACGGCCCCGAACTTTTCGCTTTTGGCGAGAGCCCCCGTCGCGAGAACCCCGAGTCCGTTGGCGGCCATCGCGTCGGCCACCGCCTTGACCAGCGCCCCGCCGGCAGCTTGCGCCCTGGGGCCGAACTTGTCGAGGAGTGAGAGCAGGTCCTGCGCGCCGGCCCTTGCGACTTCGACTCCGGCCCGGAGGGTGTCCAGGTTGGCCTTGTCCTGCTCGGCCTTGACCTTTCGCGCCCATTCCTTTGCGACCTGGGCGATGCTCTTTCCCGTCGCCTTCGCTTCCTCTAGGAACTGCTGCGCCATCTCGCGCGAGATGCCGTGACCGAGGGCGCGGCCGGCCTCCTGCTGGGCCTTCTTCACAGGGTCGCTGCGGAAGATCCCCCCGATGGCCCCGACGATGCCACCGATCCCGGCCCCGATCAGGGCGCCCTGGGGCCCGAAGAGACCTCCGATCGCGGCTCCGGAACCAACACCGGAGAAGATGCCGGCGCCGACCCCGCCCTTCTTGCCCGCCTGGAACACGGTGCCGATGCTCTGGGCAAGATCGGCGAAGGAGAGTTCACCGTTCTTGATGCTCCGCTCCACGACCGCGAAAGCCTGCGCCATCGAATTGGCGAAGGTGACCGCGACACTTTCCGCAGTCGCCCCGAAGTCCTGGAGCAGTCCCCCCAGCGCCTCGAAGTCTGAGCTGATCCCGGCGGCCATCTCGGCCGATGCCTCACGCGCCCTCCTCGCGAACTCCTCGGTTGCTTTCTCTGCGTCGACAATGTCTTTGATGTAGGCATCCCACGCCTTGTTGCCTCGAGCGATGTTCTCCTCGAAGGTCGCCTGTGCAACCGCCGCGTCGCGCGTGGCGTTCGCATTCGCGATCGTGGCGTTTGTCAGCCCCTCCATTCGGCCGGCCTCTTCGTCGGTGATGTTGGAGACCGAGGCCGCATTCTGGAACGCGACGAAGTCCGCCTGAGCCTTCGAGACGAGGGCGTCCCGTTCGGCGTTGATGGCGGCGATCTTCTTCTGGAGGGGAGAGATCGCCGCGCCCTCCGCAATCGCTAGCTTCGCTACCGATTCGGCATGGAGCTTGGTCGCATCGTCCGCAGCCTTCAGTGCCGCGGTATCGGCCTTGCGGAGCTCGGCGAGTTCCTTCTGGCGTGCCCGTTCGGCCTCGGCTGCGGCCTTGGCGGCGGCCGCTTCGTCTCCCTTCCCGATGAACGTCTTGGTCTTGGGCGGCTCCTTGGCCTTGGCGTCACGGGCGGCAACGCGCTCTTGGAATGCCTGGAACTGCGCTGCGCTCTGGAGCAGGAATTTGAAGTCGTCGGCCACCCCGACGGCTCCTGGATGGAGCAGGGCGAACACCTGGACGAGACCGTTGAAACCGGTCCTGATCATCGGGAGGAAAGCGGCCAGTTCCTTGGCCGCCGTCAACCCCAGCGCGAAGAAGCCTCGAATCAAGTCCTTGTTGTCGTTCAGGAACGTCGCCAGCCCGCCCATGACGGCCTTGAGGCCCTCGGTCACGGCGGTAAGGGCCCCCGATTCGACGATGCCGGCGGCGAGCTGGTTCTTGACGCCTTCCCAGGCGGCGGCGAGCTTCGTAGCCTCGTCGCCCAGCTTGTCGGCCGCGGCCACCGTGTCCTCGCTGATCTCTAGCCCGAGCCGGTGGAACTCCTCGCGCGCTGCCGCGGTGTCGCTCTTGATGAGGGGAAGGAGCGAAACCCCGCCCTGGCCGAAGGCCTCCATCGCCGCCGCGGCCTGCTGGGTCGGGTCCTTGATCGCCCGGATAGCTGCCGCAACAGCGTCGAACTGTCCAGCGACGTCAAGCTTCCGCAGGTTGCCGAGGTTCAGGCCAAGGCGGGCGAACACCGTGTCGCCCTCGGTGACGGCCTTCTGCATCTTGCCGACTGCACCGGCAGCGTCTTCGAGAGAGACGCCGACGAGTGAGCCAGCGAAGCGAAGCTCTTGAAGTGTCGTCGTCGAGAGACCGGTCTGCGCGGAGAGGTCGGAGAGATGGCCGCCGAGCTCTACCAGCCCCTTCGTTGCTGCGGCCGTGAAGGCGACGAGCCCCGAGATGCCAGCGCCTATCGCACCGATGCCGGCGGCAGCGACGAGCCCCGCAGGACCGAGTGCGCCCAGCGCATTCCCAAGCGGGCCGATCCCGGCGGTGAGCCCTTGTAGGCTGCCCGCGATCTGCTTCTGGACGACGTCGAGGCTCTTGCCGAGCTCACCGCTCGCCTTGGCGGCATCCGCGAATGCCCGCCGGAAGCTCTCGCTGCCGCCTACGAGCTCGACCTTGACGGTCTTGTTGGCCATCTCAGTTGACCTGCTCTCTCGTCAGCTTCTCGACCGTGAGACCGCTACGTGTCGCCCACGCGCGCCAGGCCCGTTCGATCTCTCGCGAGCCTTCCTCTGTGCTGGGATCGGTCGGAAACTGTTCGCGCATGAATTGTTGGAGATTGGGCACCTTGCTCCACCCGATGAGGGCCGCCACGTACCACGCATGTCGAACAGCTCGCTTGTCCTCCTGCCGATGACGCCAAGCCTGGGCCTCGGTCTGGACAGCGATCTCTCGAAGCGTCCAACCCCCGACCTCGAGAGGGGTGATTCCCGCCCGGGCCGCGTCTACGAAGACGTCGGCCCATCGGAAGGGCGGGATTCACCACCTTCCGGCACCGGCTCGCCCGGCTTCTTTGGGGGCAGCGCCCAATGCAGCGCTTCCGTAACGATCTCGACCATGTGATAGGTGCCGAGCTGGGTGATGAGGATCCCTACCTGCTGATCGGTGATCTTGGGATCGAACGCCTTCAGCCCGCGGGTCACCAGGGCGCGCAGGAGCTCCAGCGAGTAGGCAAGCCTCAGCGAGAGGATGCTCCAGAACTCCATGTCGTCCTTGATCCCGGCGGCCGTCTGAGCTGCGATCATCGCGTTGACGTCGAGGCGGAGGGTGTAGGTCTTGCCCTCCACCTCGAACTCGACCTCGCCGTGTTCCCGGTTGGCCATTGGGCTAGCTGATGACGTTGTCTTCGACGGTCTCGCCGGACCGGCGGAAGGTGACGGCCATCGTGGTAGCGCCGCTCGGGGACAGGCCCGGCGTCAAGGTCTTGACGAACGCCGAGAACTTGATGGTCTCCATCACGCGCGGCATCAGGATCCTGTAGTTGCGCACCGTGCCGTCGGCATTGTCGTGCCGAATCTGCTGATGATCGAGGTAGATGTCCGGTGCCCAGTTGAGCTCGGCCGTGGCTTCGCCGTCGTCCACGAGGCCCTGGATGAACTCCTTCTTCCGGTTCGGGGAACCGAAGTGGGTCATCTCGACCTCGTCAGCAGTCGAGGAGCCCGGGGCCATGGTCCGGCACTCATGGATCTCTTCGTAGACGCCAGCGACCACGGTCTCGACTTCGAGGACCGCTCCCCAGCCGATGGTTCCCTGCGTGGCGTGCTCGCTCATGCTCTCTCCTTTGGCGGGCTACGCGCCGCCCTGCTTGCTCAGCTCGAACTCAAGCTCGTGTAGAACGTTCTTCGTCAGCGACTCCTGGGCCGCGGGCTCGAAGACGGTCGGGATGAACTTCTCGAAGACGTCCGGCATCGCCGGCCCGAACTCCTGCTTGATCGGCAGCCGGCCGCTGGCGTCGCGCTGGTAGACGCCCCGGTGGCCGCTGCGGGGCATCGTCGCGATGAACGCGTGCTGTAGATGCCGCTTCGCCGGCAGCTTCGTCCTCACGCCGCTGCCCCTACCTCTCGACGGCTCCGGTCCACGAGCCCCGAAGGCGATCAGCGGAATCGGACGGCCCGAGATCGAGACCACGATCCTGGGGTCAGTCTTGGAGGCCAACCCTGCCTTGTCGATCCGGATCTGCCGCGTCACGTTCTTGTTGGCGATCCCGATGTCCTTCGAGATCGCGCGCGCCATTGCCGTTTTTCCGCTGGTTGCGGCCCGGTCCAGCGAACGGGCCAGGATCCGCGGTCCCGCCGCCCCGATGGCGATCAGGTCCTTCTGAAGCTCTCCGAGTCCCAGGGAGATCCGAAAGCCAGTGCTCACGGCTGACCCCAGGGCTCTTCGAACTCGATGAAGTACTCGAGAACCACGCCTAGGATCTCGGAGCCGCCCTCGCGGTAGTTGACGCTGGTCTGCCCTCTGGAGAGCCCCGTGGGCAGCGTCGTCCCGGGGGCGCCCAGGGATCGGTCGATGGAAGCGCTCGGTGATCCGGGCTCTCGGCCCTCGATCTCGACCGCTTCCTTGATGTCGGTGATCAGGCCCTCGTAGGCGATCCCGGGGGATATGCCGGCCTGGGGTTTCGTGATGCCGTGGATCTCCACCGGGAGCCGGTAACGGCAGGTAGCCCCGCGCGTGATCGCCGGCTCGCCTTCCGCCGGTAGATCGTCTCGAACGAAGACGGCAAGCGCATCAGCCGCATCGTCGGGGCCCAGCTTCGGCGATTCCCCCACATAGATGGCTGCGCCTGCATCCGTGCTGTAGTCCTTCGCGCGCGTGATGAAGGCGAGCCTGGTGACCAGAGCCTCGATCGCGAGACGGCGCCGCGAGATGGTGGCGGCCATGCCTAGGACTCCACGGTCGGGATGACCAAGACCCGGTGCTGGTCGTGGCGGACCTCGATCAAGGAGTCCACCTCCCAATCCGCCACCTCGCCGCCGTGAGACTCGGCGCAGGAGATGACCGTGCCGCGTGGAACCTCCGGGACTCCGGCGATGTCGTCGAGGTCGATCGCCGGAAGCGCCAGGTAGCGCTTGGGCCCGGTCCGCTGCAACTCGGCGCCGTCGGGCGCGGTGATGGCCGAAGGGGAGATCCAGATCGCCCTGGTCTCGATCGGCTCGGCGTCAGGGACAACGACGGTCGCCGGAACCCCGTGCATCGCGAACGCCATGCGGCTGGACGATGCACGAAGGGTCCCGGCGTCCATTCACCTGCCCGGACCCTTAGCTGTCGACCCGGCTCGTTCCGTCGAGGTAGACGGAGCCGGTGGCGTCGGCCGAAGCGGCGGCCGCGGTGGCGTGGCCGGCGAGACGGTTGCCGCTGGACGAGGTGTTGAACTCCCCGTCGGCGACGTCCCAGTAGACGAGGGCTCCCTGCGTCCACGCCGTGCCGGTGGCCTTGGGCATCCCGGAGAACTCGCCCCGGATGACGCCCTCGAAGTCGGCGCCGGCGGCCGCGTCCGCCTGAGCCACCGCGATGACTTGACCGATCTGGTAGACGCCTCCGGAGACGACGCCGCCCTCGGGGGCCACCAGCGTCTGAACGTCGCCCTGCTTGACGAACTTGATCATGATTCGCTCCCTTGACTCCTCGCCAGCCGCCTAGCTGACGCCGCCGACGTTCTTGTAGATGGCCCGGAAGTCCGCGGCCTTGAAGGCCACGTCGTGCCGGCACTTGATCTTCAGGCCGTCGATCTCGAAGCCGAGCTCCTGCTCGACCGTCGGGCCGGTCTGGCCGTCAAGGACGCCGTAGTACAGGACAGGCGCCTGGGCGGGGTCGCAGGCGAGATACCACGCGCTCTCGCTGGCGGCGTCCAGCCGGGGCTCGACGATCACGGTGAGCGGGGTCCGGCCCTGGGGACCGAATGCGTTCACCTGGCTTGCCTGGTTCGGGGTGAGCGCGGCCACGAACTGCTCGGCCACGGTCTCGAGCGCGGCGGGGACGATCAGGAAGCGCGGGAAGAGGTTCAGGATGGTGGAACCGTCCAGCCCCTTCTGCGCCCGCATCGAGGCACGCCCTTCGCCGAGCGACGCGATGGTGATCGCGTTTCCGACCGAGTCGTAGTTGAAGTGGGCCGCCGCGTCGAACAGGGTGACGCCGTCGCCCATGAGGTTCGGGACGGTGGTGATCTGCGCCCACGCGAGCTGGCTCTCGAGGTTGCGGGCCGCCTTGCCGAACCCGCCGGGAACCTCGGCGAAGGCGTTCAGGTCGTCGTTGACCAACGCCTGCCGGGTGATCGCGAAGATCCGGCCGTAGGTCGCGAGCTGGAACTGCTCCTTACCCTCGCCGATGGTCCCGTGCTGGAACTCGCCGCCCTCGCCCACGATGAGCAGAGCGGGGGCCTCGCCGAGCTGGAGCTGCTTGCTCGGCTTGAAGTCCGTGAGGTTCTTCTGCTGCGAGATGGGCAGGAACGTCTGCGGTGCCGCCTCGTAGGCGGCGCGCAGCGTCTTGGCCGTGACGTCGGCCAACAGGCTCGGGAAGTCCGAGGTGGAGTGCATCCCGCCCCGCTTCTGAAGGGCCATGCCCGCGCGCTCCATCTTGTGGATGCCGCGGGTGTCCAACCCCGCGGCGCGCAGGTAGATGTCCGCGAAGTCCATGAGGGAGGTGCCCATGTAGCGGCGGCCCACGTCTTCCAGCTTGAAGTGCTGGGGTGCGATGCGATGCAGCAGCGCGGCCTCGATGCCGGCGCGCTGATGCACCAGGGCGCTGTCGCCCACCTCGA